TTCGCGACGAGAGCATTATAGAAGTCAACCGCCGACACCTTTCCTTGCTCGTAAGCGTCCTTTACTCTGAGGAACGCCGCCTCTGTTATTGCTGCGCCCTTCTGGAGAGCGTTCGTCGACGTGACCCCAAGATTCACGAATGCCGACGCGAGATCGTTTGCGTCTTTGATCACACCAACAATGGCAGGACCGAGCCTGTCTTTAAGAGGAATGATGATATCGACTTCAACAGCTTTACCAACGTCCTTCGTCGCTAACTCGACCGCGCGGAACATCGCGGTAAGATCCCTACTTGTCTGAAGAATCTCCGCGTCCATCTCCTCAATTTGCTTTTGGATCTTGATTAGATTCTCCGCGCGTTTCTCATAGCGCTTCATCATGTTGATCCGACCATCGATTGCTAGTTCTGCTTTTTTGACCGCTTTCGCTTGTGCTTCTTCCGCGCGAGTTGCCGCTTCCGTTGCTCTAGTAGCCGCTTCCTGTTGCTCTTGCAGTTTCTTTGTCGCTTTGATCAGTTGCCGCTTCGCAATATCCGCGTCACCGTCCGCTTTCGCATTCCGCAGAATTGCACCGTTGATCCGTTTGAACTCCCGAACAACAACGTCGCTCATGTCTAACGTCTCGCCTTTGAAGAGACGGATCGTTTCCGCGATCTTGTCGAGCGCTTTTCTCGCCGACCTCCAAGGTGCAATAGAAGCAATAACAGCGTCTTTCAGCGCCCCCCATGTGGACGTAGCTTCCCCTAACTGGGAAGCAGAGCGACGATGCTCTTCACTGAATTCATGAACACCATTCTTCGCATCGATTAAAGTCTGCTGAAGCTCTTTGAGAATCCGCTCTTCCGACTTCGTCGCGTCAGTGAGGACCTTCGTTTCCTTCGCAGCATCCGCCGCCGCTTTGCTCCATCCAAAGAGAGCGTCAGCAACATTCCAAAGACCCCTACCAACTTCCACCACGGCAATCGCTGCAATCGCAATTCCAAGAGTAGTCAGAGCGGGAGCCGCGAGAGCCGCCGCGCCCTTCAAACTGATAAGAGACGCCTTCGCCCCTCCCATCTTTATAGCGTTTGATCCAAACGTCCCCATCGCTTTACCGACACCTGCGAGAACCGGACCCAACATTTTCAAGTTTGCTGCTGCGCCGACAAGATGTCCGAAGACGAGAATTACTGGACCGATAGCCGCCGCGATTCCGAGGAAAGCGACAATCGAAGTTTGGAACGACTGAGGAAGCTTCTTAAAGAGTTCTGCAACCTTTGTCACCTTACCCGCTAACGTCGTGAAAGCTTCCGCGATCTTGTGAGCAGTAGGAGCTAGAACAGCCCCAATAGAGATCAGCGTCCCTTCGACCGCTGACTTTAGCTTTGTCATTGCCCCTTTCCAACCCTCAAGCTGAGTTTCGGCTACCCGCTTCGCGACGCCTTCGTTCTCCTCCATCAGCTTAGTCATTCGCCGTATCGCATCAGAGCCTTGATCGACTGCCGTTTGCATAGCAGGACCCGCCCGCAATCCAAACAGCTTCATCATGTCGCCTGCGCCCGCTGTGCTTCCTTCCAGTTGTTCAACGATGTCAGCGAAGCCGATGAACCTTCCATAGGTGTCTGTGACGGAGAGTCCGAGTCTTTCCATAATCTCCGCTTGCTGTTTCGATGGAGCGATCAAAGACGTGATTGCCTTCCGGAGACTTGTCCCTGCCATACTTCCCTGAATACCCGCGTTCCCTAGTAACGCGATCATTGCCGCTGTCTCTTCGAACTGAACGCCCGCCGCTTTCGCAATAGGACCGACCATCTTGAACGATTCTCCCAACATCGTGAGATCAACATTCGCGTTAGTCATTCCGGTAACTAGTACGTCGTTCGCGTGTTCAAGATCCGAGACCGCGAGACCGTAGCCGGTCAGAATGTTAGACGTGATATCCGCCGCGCGTCCGAGGTCCATAGCGCCCGCCGCTGCAAGCTGAAGGGTCGAGGGCATTGCAGCGATGATCTCGTTCGCTTTGAACCCTGCCATCGCCAGGAACCCCATAGCGTCCGCCGCCTGAGAAGCGCTGAACTGAGTCGTCCTTCCCAGTTCGAGAGCGGTCGAGTTCATCGCGTCGAACGCCGCGCCGCTCTGTTGAGTCACCGCCTTAACACGGTTCATCCCTTGTTCAAAGTCGCCGAACGCTTTGAGAGACGCAACACCTAGACCAACAATAGGAACTGTAATCGTCGCGGTCATCGTTGCGCCGACATTCTTCATGTCGTCCGCAACATCCTTCAAGCTCCGTTGCATGTCCTCGATACCCTTCGAGAACTTGCCAAGCTTGAGACCGAGTTCGACGAACAAGTCTCCTACTTTGACTGCCATCTATCCCCTCTCTTCTTCCGGAATGATTCTCTTTCTACGCCGCCTTCGTTTCTTGCCCGCGCCCGGAAGCTTTCCGCCGAAAGCGACCGTGAGTTGTTTCGCGAGTTCGAGTTGTTGCTTCCATGTCTGACGCGCATCGGCTTCTTTGCCCTTGCCGCGTCTTTCCGGGATGAAGTCTTTAACCTTGAACGGACGTTGCTTCTTTGAACGGTTCGCGTTCGCGATAACGGTACAAACAAGAGCGGAACGAAAGTCGAAGTCTTCCTTTGCGTAGATCCATCGATCCTTGAGAGCGTAGAACTCAACAGGAGCGAGCCCGAGAAACTCCGACCTAGAAAGTCTAAGATCATATTTTGCGAATGCCCACAAGCGGACCCAGTCGAGCCGGGTTTCTTCTACGCTGCCTGAGGGCGAATCTCCAAAGGGCGATAGTCCTCGACCGGATCAGTCGCCGAAAGACCTTTCGTCCAAGCTTCCGTAACCTTCTGAAGAACGAACGGCATGTTTTGAACGTGTATCCACTTGCCAACTTCTTCCGCTGTCAGTTTGTCGTTGCACCATTCCAGCGCCGCCAACGTCATGAGCTTCACATCTCTGATCTGAAGATCTGCGCCCCATGCGTCGCCGCCGATGATTGACTTTCCGGTAAGTTGTTCAATGTTGAGCAGAGCGCCGAAGGTAACGAGTAGATGACGGGTTTGTCCACCTAGTTTGATGGCGACAGTCGGACGACCGTCGATGCCTGGAACTTGCTTTGCTATCGTAGCTTTTGATTCGCTCATCGAATCTTCTTTCTCCGGTCTTCCTATGACCCCGATTCCTTGCGATATCGAGACCGTGACACGATTCAAGTGAGGGAGAGGACCGGAACTCCCTCACTTGTCTCAAACGCTCCGTAGCGCCGCTCAGATCGTTTCCGCCTTATGAGGGCAGATTAAGTCGCGTTACGCGAACGTAGGCGGACCTGCGACCTTTGCAGTGATTGAAGCCATGAGAACATCGGCGGGGTCGGACGAGACCTCGAAGTTCACGAAGATAACTGGGATGATCCATTCAGTGTTGCCACTGTCCGGAAAGACGATCTTCAGGTTTCGAGCAGTCCGATTGACCACGTCTTTCAAGATCCCCGCGCTGTAGGAGTGCGTCGGCTCTTGAGGGATGAAATTGATATCGAACGTGACATCTCCACCGTCGATCAGTCCGGAGATGAAACGCCGGAAAGGTGTCGCCGTGTTGTGAGTTGTGACGTCGATTGTATCGGCGTTCAGAGACGGACCCGAGATAGTCCGTAGCTCTGCGACCGTTGCGAAAACTTCGGGAGTCGCGCCGTCGCCGATCTGGAGTAGTGTTCCGAAGGCGGAAATAGCTGGACTTGCCATTCTGTTTTATATCTCCTGTCTGGAAAGATCTTCTCTCCGGAATCTTCGATCAGGTCGGCATCCGAATAACGCTGAATTCGATTAAGGCGGAGTCCGCTTCAAAGTTTAGCGTTCCGTCTCCCTGAACCCATCCGAGCTTTGTAGTGAAGGGTCCATAAACGTGAGTTGCTCCCGCCGCGATTGAATCCGCTGTGACGTCTAGTGTCCGCCCTTGCTGATTTGCAACCGAGTCGATAGTAACGGTGTGAGGACCAACGTCCGGATTCCACGCGATCAAAAGTTCACGCCCGGTCATTTTGAATTCCTCAAGGTTTGCGGCATCCGCCGCTGTCTGAGTCAAGACGATGCCCGCAGTAGGATAGCTACCCGGAGCCGCGTCTGGTGTGTGTGCTTGTCTTGGCATCTTTCCGGAATCTCCCTTCTACGCGAGCTTGATAACCGCCCACTCAATATTGATATCGTCCGCTTCGATATAGAGGACGCCGGTTGACTGTTGCCATCCGGTCAGTTTCTTGAAAGGTCCGAGAACCGCCCACGCCGACGCGGCAAGAGACTGAGCGGTAATGTGACCCACTCGCCCCATGCGATCTTCCGCCGACGTGATAGTGAACGTGTGCGGGGATGCGTCTTCGTTGCGAACTAGGAGCAAGTCATTACCTTCCATGACGAATTCCTCTTTGTCAGCAACGACCGCCGCTGTCCAAGTGACTGCGACGCCATCAGACGTGTACGGACCCGGAGCGGTCGTTTTTACTAGAGTTGCTCTTGCCATAGATCCTGATCCTTCCTTCCGGTCCGCGTCCGCGAACCTTCTTCGAGTGTTAATTATCGGGTCCGGAAAGAACCCGCGCGGGAGAAGCGCGTATTCTAAAACCATGACGCCTCAAGATCTAGTGTTTGTAGGAGACGATTCCTTCCGGAAGATTAAGATCGCAGAAGATCAAGTGGAGTATGAAACGCTCCCCGCTGTGATGTCCCGCGATAGCGGAGCGGTCACGGTGCGGTACAAGCTTTCGCCAGATGAACTCGACAAATTGAATAACGGGTTTGATCTGTTCTTGACCGTGCTCACAATGGGGAAACAGCTTCAGCCGATAATGCCTTTTGTGGATGACGTAAAGAGCCCCACGACCGCACGGGATATGTGCGAGGACTGGAGACAGTTCGTCAGTTAGCCGTTGAGGGTCTTCGGAGGATCGAAGTTAAGAAAGGAATCTTCCGCGCGTTCTTCTTCAGTCGCGTCGCGTTCTTCAATCAGTCTTCCGGAAGGATCATAGAGTTCTGCTTCGACCGGACGCTTCGTGCTTTCGAGCGCCGCGTTCATAGCGAGATTCTCCGCCATCTGATGAAACTTCCAGACGTGCGCTTTTATGTTGTCTTCGCTTCCATCCGGAGAGATGTGATTGAACTTACAGGAGAGACACTGGAAGAGCGGGAAGTTCTTCCAAGAGAGTTCAGAGTAACCGCGTTCCTGATCAATTTCCTCTTGAGATTGAGGCGCGGTCGGTGCTTCTTCCGGAACGTCTTCGTCGTAGTATTCCCACTCTTCCCCCGGTCCGAGTTGTTCTTCGTCTTCACTCATGCCAGCTTC